ACATCCTGCATGATGAACTTGAATATGATAATGTGATCTATGTGTCCATGCAGGGGCGCAAAGGACAGGTGGTGAACGGCGGCTTCGGCAGCAAGGGGTCGTCCATGAAGGGGGTAAAGACCTCCATGGCGGTGAAGCGCATCGGCTGCTCCATTTTGAAAAATCTAGTTGAAGACACTAAACTTATCGTGGAGGACTTCAACACCGTGGACGAGTTCTGCTCGTTCGTGGCTAAAGGCGACTCGTTTGAGGCAGAGGACAACCACCACGATGACTTGGTGATGACTCTGGTGCTGTTTGGATGGCTCACTACGCAGGCATATTTCAAACAGATCACAGGCAGCGATATCAGAAAAGACCTGTATGAAGACCAAATGAAGGTGTTGGAAGAGGAGATGACACCGTTTGGTTTCGTGGAGGACGGCAGTCCAAGCAACACATTCACGGACGGCAGCGGAACCGCTTGGCGGCTAGGAGCAGGGGAAAACCTAGATATGGGGTGGAGTTTCTGACCCACTTCGTGAACCCTTCAAAATAATACATACAAGCAGAAGCGCAGTCAAAGAATTGACTTCTTCACGAAGGAGAACTACAAATGGCATTTAGAGTAAGTCCTGGCGTAAGCATTAAAGAGGTTGACCTGACCACGATTGTCCCCGCAGTTGCCACCACACCTGGCGGTTTCGCGGGTTACTTCCACTGGGGTCCAACGGACGAGATCGTCACCGTTACCCAGCAGACCGAACTTGCAAATATTTTCGGAAAACCAACTAACATCAACTTCGTTGATTTCTTTACCGCAGGAAACTTCCTGTCCTACGGCAACAACTGTCAGGTCGTGCGCGTGGTGGGTTCTACTGCCAACAACGCCAGCGTCACCAAGGCAGGCGTGTGCTACGCTGCTGCTTGGGGTGGATTCGTTCTCAAGAACGAGACTGACTTCAACAGCAGCGGCACGGTTACTACAGCAAAGGCTACTACTCTGTTCGCCGCAAAGTATCCTGGCGCACTTGGATCGTCTCTGAAGGTTGTTGTCACCAACGGCACGGGAACTACAACTGGAACCCTTGCTGTGGCATCGGCTCAGGGCGCAACATTCCTGCGGCTTGTCACTGGCTCTAGCGCAGACAAGAAGTATTTCTCTGTTGGTGACGAAATCACCTTCACGGACGGTACGAGTGTCGCTGTTTCTGGCATTCGCAGACTAACAAGCGGAACCACATCATCTGTTGCCTATACTGCTGTTTCTCCGACATACAAAGACTTCTTTGGAGTTACCAGCGGATTCAATGCTGCCACAGCAAACATCACTGGCACGGGATTGTCTGCCGACCACATCTATGTGGATCTAGAAACATTGCTGCCCGTAGAACAGAACGCAAGCGCAGCAGTCACCATCAAGAGCGCATACGCCAAGAAGATTGGATCCAACGCTACCGTTACCCCATACGCATCGGATGCTGCTGGAAGCGGCGATCTAGTCAATGTGCTTGTGCTTGACAAGGATGGCTTGTGGACAGGTACACAGAACACCATCATTGAGAAGTTTGAAGGCTTGTCTCGCGCATCGGATGCTCGCAAGTTTGACGGCAGCAGCAACTACTACAAGACTGTTCTGAACGAGCAGTCGGACTATGTGTGGGCGTTGTCTGGCGATCTCTTTTCGGATGATTCTCGTTTGGCGACCTATACGGGATATACTGCAATCGGACCTGCTCTTGCTACCGAAACCGCAGTTGGTGCGGGAGTCAACTCGCTGCACCTTACAGGTGGAGCGGATTCTCTGCCAACTGACTCGCTCCGTTGGTCTAACGGTTGGAGCAAGTTTGCCGATGCGGATGCAGTGGATGTCTCGCTGCTTCCTATGGGCAATGCTTCGGTTACCCTTGCGGAACTTGTCGTGCAGAATGTGTGCGAGAAGCGTCTGGACTGCATCGCGTTCGTGTCTCCTCTACAGAACGATGTAGAGAACACACTTCCGTATGCTGCCCTGAACAACATCAAGACCTTCCGCGACAGCGAGTTTGACCTGAACTCATCCTATGCGGTGATTGACAGCGGTTGGAAGTATCAGTTGGACACCTACAACAACCTTATCCGTGTGCTGCCGCTGAACGCGGACATCGCGGGTCTGGTTGCTCGTACCGAGTTCACGGACGAGGCGTGGTTCTCGCCCGCAGGCTTCAACCGTGGTCAGATCAAGAATGTCGTCAAGTTGGCGTACAACCCCACGCAGGAGGCACACCGTGACGAGTTGTACACCCGTCAGGTGAACCCCGTGGTGTCGTTCCCAGGCGAAGGCACGATCCTGTTCGGTGACAAGACCGCACAGACGCGCCCAAGCGCATTCGACCGCATCAATGTTCGCCGTCTGTTCATCATCCTAGAGAAGGCGATTGCCACCGCTTCGAAGTTCTTCCTGTTCGAGCAGAACGATTCGTTCACTCGCGCACAGTTCAAGAACCTCGTGGTTCCGTTCCTCAAGACGGTTCAGCAGCGGAGGGGCATCACCGACTTCAAGGTGGTGTGCGATGAAACCAACAACACAGGTGAAGTAATCGACCGCAACGAGTTTGTGGCTGACATCTTCGTCAAGCCAACTCGCAGCATCAACTTCATTCAGTTGAACTTTGTCGCCACCAAAACTGGCGTAAACTTCAGCGAAGTCGGGGCTTGATAGCCTAAATAAGTCCAAGGAGTAATCCATGCCAGTAGATCCTACAAACAATATTTCAGGATTTGTAAACGCCTTCGCTGGCGGTGGTGTACGCACGAACCTGTTCCTAGTCACGGGAAACATCCCTGGCTATTCAAACAATCGTGCCATCTCGTTCCTGTGCAAGGCTGCACAGATTCCCGCGTCCTCGCTCGGCACCATTGAAGTGCCGTACCGTGGTCGCCGCATCAAGTTGCCAGGTGACCGTACCTTCCAAGACTGGTCGATCACGGTCATCTCCGATGCAAACATGAGCCTGCGGTCGGCATTTGAATATTGGAGTGCGATTTTCAACTCCCATGTCTCCAATGTCACTGCCCGCAACTTCATGCAGTTCATGCCCACATGGTCGGTGACCCAACTGTACCGCGATGGCGAACCCATGCGTACATACAACTTCATCGGGTGCTTCCCGAGCGAAGTGGGTGCAATCGACCTGTCGTTCGAGAACAACGACAGCATCGCAGAGTTCCCCGTCACCCTCAACTACTCTTGGTGGGAGGCTGCGCCTGGTGCCGCCGTTCCCGCTACAGGAACAGGTCAGGAGAACATCCAAGCCCTGCTGCAACAGGCTGGCATCAACATCGGTCAGGGCTTCTAAAGCCCCTTTTGACAGGATTCTTTATTCATGGCTATCAAACTCTTTGGCTTTACGCTCTCAAAGGACGAAGGGACTTCTTCGGAGGAATCCAAGAAGTCTCTTTCCTTTGTACCGCCTGATTACGATGACGGTTCGGTTCCTATTGAGGTGGGTGGATATTTCGGAGCGGTTGTTGACTTTGACGGCACGATCAAGTCTGACATAGAACTCATCCGCAAGTACCGAGACATGGCTCTCCACCCCGAAGTGGAGTCTGCCATCGCGGATATCTGCAACGAAGCCATCGTGTACGATGACACCTTCACCACCGTGAAGATTGACACTACGCATCTGAGGCAGTCCAAGTCCATCAAGGACAAGATTGAAGCCGAGTTTGAGGAAGTGCTTGCCTTGCTTGACTTCTCGCGGCGTGGCTACGAGATTTTCCGCAAGTGGTACATTGACAGCCGCCTGTACTACCACATCATTGCGGATGAGGGCAACAAGAAGAAGGGCATCAAAGAACTCCGTCCCATTGATCCCACGAAGATCCGCAAGGTTCGCCGCATCACGAAGAAGCCGCTTGACAAGAACAACGCTGCTGGCGTTGGCATACAACTGGTGACCGCAGTTGAAGAGTTCTATGTGTACAACGAGCAGCAGCCGAACTCGTCCACGCTGCAACTTGAGGGATTGAAGATTTATCCCGACTCTATCTGCTTTGTACACAGCGGACTGTTTGATGCATATCACAAGAAGATCATCGGCTATCTGCACAAGGCTATCAAGGCTCTGAACCAACTCCGCATGATTGAGGACGCTGTGGTGATCTATCGCATCACCCGCGCTCCCGAGCGGCGCGTGTTCTATGTGGATGTCGGAAACTTGCCGAAGCAGAAGGCAGAGGAATATGTGCGCGGCTTGATGCAGCGGTATCGCAACAAGTTGATGTACGATCCGAACACTGGCGAAGTGCAGGATTCGCGCAAGCACCTGTCCATGCTTGAGGACTTCTGGATGCCACGGCGCGAAGGCGGTCGCGGCACGGAGATTCAGACGCTTGAGGCAGGACAGAACCTGTCCGAGATGGAAGATGTCAAGTACTTCCAAAAGAAACTGTTTCAGTCGCTCAATGTTCCGTCCTCGCGTCTTGAGGAAACCACGGGGTTCAACCTGGGCAAGGCTTCCGAGATTTCACGCGATGAGGTAAAGTTCTTCAAGTTCATTGAACGGCTCCGCATGAAGTTCGCAGAACTGTTCCTTGAACTGCTTCGTGTGCAGTTGGTGATGAAGGGCATCATCAAGGACAGCGAGTGGGACGAGATTGAAGACCGCCTTGCATTCAAGTTTGCGAAGGATTCGCACTTCTCTGAACTGAAGGAGAGCGAGATCCTGAAGGATCGCTTGCAGAGCGCACGGGACGCAGAGGATTTCGTTGGCAAGTACTACTCCCGCGAGTGGGTACGCAAGAAGATCCTGCGTCAGACCGAGGACGATGTAGAGCAGATCGACAAGCAGATTGCCGCCGAAGAAAAGGCTGGCATCCTTATGCCGCCTGGTCAGGACATGGGCATGGGTCAACCCATGCCAGGCGAGCCACAGCCTGCCCCTGCTCCTGCTCCCATGAACAGTGGTGACGAACAGCCACAGGTAACGATAGGTGAAATCGTCCCTGCGGAAGAAGAAGACATGAACGATTGAGAGGTACACCATGCTACAGTCATTTGAAGATTTCCGCGCAGCCGTGTCATCCGCCTTGAAGGACAAGGTGGCGCAGCGCATAGAAGCGGAAAAAGAGCATATTTCAAACCAACTGTTTCATGCAGTTGGCGCAGAAACCACCGAAGAATCCCAGTCAAACGAAACTGAAAACTAAATAATCGTGTCTGTAAAAGGAGAACACATGGATACCCACAAAAAGATTGCAAAGGCACTGGTCAACAAGAGTTTTGCCGAAGCCAAGGAATTGGTCTTCAAGTCGCTGTACGCCAAGGCATCACTCGCTCTTGACGAGGCTCGCTTTGCCGTTGCCAACGGTGTGTTCAACGCTGTGGAAGAAGATGTGGAGCAGATTGACGAGTTGAGCAAGAAGACTCTTGGTTCGTATATAAGAAAGGCTTCTTCGGATCTTGCAAGAAAAACCTCTGATGCCGATCTGCACAATGAATATATGGGTGATGTAGGAACAAGTAAGGCTAGACTTGCACAGGAACGAAAAAAAATCAGTCAGCGAAAGCGTGGTATTGGACAGGCGGTTTCCCGTCTTACAAAAGAAGAAACCGAGCAGTTGGATGAAGTCTCGCCTCCTGACATGGAGAAGATGACAGGCTCCAAGAAGACCAAGGCTTCGTTTGCCAAGCAGTACGGCAAGCGCGGCAAGAGCGTCATGTACGCCACCGCTTGGAAACTCCACAACAAGAAGGCGGGCAAGGACTAATGAAACTCATTACCGAAACCGTACAGGACATCAACATTCTGACCGAGGAAAAGAACGGTCAGAAGCACTACTTCATTGAAGGCGTGTTCATGCAGGCTGAGTCCAAGAACAGGAACGGTCGCGTGTATCCCATCAATGTCATGGAGAAGGAACTTGATCGGTATCAGAAGGAATATGTGAAGACCAACCGCGCTATGGGCGAACTCGGTCACCCCGAAGGTCCGACTGTGAACCTTGAGCGCGTTTCTCACCTCATCAAGGACTTGCGCCTTGAGGGAAACGATGTGTACGGCAAAGCCAAGATCCTTGATACGCCATACGGCAAGATTGTCCGCAACCTCATTGACGAGGGTGTCAAACTGGGCGTTTCGTCCCGTGGCATGGGCAGTCTGAAGGAGCAGGACGGGGTAAATGTCGTGCAGGAAGACTTCATGCTGGCTGCGGTGGATGTGGTCGCTGACCCGTCCGCCCCCAACGCATTTGTCAACGGTATCATGGAAGGACGGGAGTGGATTTGGGACGGTGGAGTCCTCAAGCCTGTAGAGGTTGAGAACTACAAGCGTATCATTGAAAAAACCTCTTCTCGCAATTTGGAAGAACAAGCCATGCGGCTGTTCAAGGACTTCATTTCAAAACTCTGACGAGTCTAAATACTCTCTAGAAGGAGATCAACAGTCATGGCTAACGAAAAGATCGAAGATGTCATCAAGAAGGTAATCCTGGGCGAAGGCTTCCTTGCGGAGAACGCCGAGGAGCAGGATATCCCCGAGGGCGAGGACACCTCCGATGAGGAAGCCATCGCTGAAGAGGAAGTCTACGAGGACGCAGAAGAAATCGTAGAGGAAGAAGAACTCGAAGAAGCCAAGGACGAAGAGTCCGAGGAAGAAGAGGAAGAGGACGAAGAAGAGGAAGAAGAGGAGGACGAAGAAGAGTCCAAGGGCAAGAAGAAGATGCCCGCCTTCCTCAAGGGCAAGTTCGGAAAGAAGAAGGAAAAGATGGAAGAAGCCGCCTCCGATTACGCCAGCGACAAGATGTACAAGACTGCCAACGGCAAGACCGCGCAGATTGCAGAGCCAACTGGCGATGCCAGCGGCAAGAACATGGCTACCATCAAGGCAAAGCCATCTGCTGCCAAGGCTGAAACCAAGATTCCCGAAGTCAAGCCCACCGTGAAGGAGGACATTGCTGTTCTTCTCAGCGGTCAGGAACTCTCCGAAGAGTTCAAGACTTCGGCTTCTACTCTGTTTGAGGCTCACCTCAACGAGCGCGCTCGTCAGATTGAGGAAGAGGTTCAGGCGAAGTACGAGGATCTGCTTGAGCAGCACACCGTTGCGGTCACCGAAGAACTCGTTGAGCGCATTGACGAGTACCTGAACTATGTGGTTGAGGAGTGGATGCAGGAGAACCGCCTTGCCGTTGAGCAGGGACTCCGCACCGAGATCACCGAGAACTTCATTGGCAACCTCCGTTCGCTCTTTGCCGAGTCGTACATTGAGGTTCCCGAGGAGAAACTTGACCTCTTTGAGTCCACCGTTGAGCAGGCTGAAGCCCTTGACGGCGAACTTCAGAGCCAGGTTGAGAAGAACATCGAACTCTCCGAAGAGGTTGAGCAGTTGAAGTGCGAGATCGTTTTCCGCGAGATCGCAGAAGGTCTGACCGACACCGACAGCGAGAAACTTCGCCGTCTTGCCGAAGACCTTGAGTTCGATACCGTTGAGCAATTTGCCGAGAAGTTGGGTGTTCTCCGTGAGAACATCGAAACCATCGGCACTAGTGCCGAGGAAAGCACCGAAGAGGAGTCCCTTGAGGAGTCCTATGAGGAAGCCACCGAAGCGTCCCCGCTTGTCGAAGCATATGTGCGTTCGATGAGCAAAAGAGAAGAGTAATCTTCAAGTTAGTTTCTTTCAGTCTTTAGACTGTTACAAATAAGGAGTAGGAATATGGAAAACAAGTTTCTAGCAGAGCAGGCTATCCGCAAGTGGAAGCCCGTTCTAGACCACAAGGACATGGCTCCAATCGTTGACGCTCACAAGCGCGCCACGATTGCCACGCTCCTTGAGAACCAGGAGAAGGCTATCAAGGAGCAGATGCTCGTTGAGGCTCCCGCCCCAACATCAAGCCTTGGTCTTGGTATGAACACTCTCGCCAGTGCTTCTGGAGCGGGAAACATCGCTGGTTACGATCCAATTCTCATTCAGTTGGTTCGTCGTGCCATGCCAAACCTGATGGCTTACGATATCTGCGGTGTTCAGGCTATGTCGGCTCCGACAGGCTTGATCTTCGCAATGCGTAGCCGTTACCTCAATCCAAACGGCACCGAGGCATTCTACAACGAGCCATCGGCTGGATACGCAGGTAGCGTTTCGACAACCTCGAACGCTAGCACCGCTGGAACGACTGGTCCAACGGGAGTAACTGCTACCTTTGGACCTGGCACTGGTGTTGATCCGTTCTTCGGATACTCCACATCTGCTACACTCAATCCGACTAGTGCAAGCGGTCTGACCACAGGTGGCGCACTCACCACAGCCTTTGGTGAAGCCAATGCTCCCGCTGAAATGGCGTTCAGCATTGAGCGCGTTGGTGTGCAGGCTGCAACTCGTATGCTTGCTGCCTCGTACAGCGTTGAACTCGCTCAAGACCTCAAGGCTGTTCACGGTCTTGATGCCGAGAACGAACTCGCCAACATTCTCAGCACGGAAATCCTTGCTGAAATCAACCGCGAGGTTGTTCGCAATGTCTATCGCGCTGCGAAACTCGGCGCACAGCAGAGCGATCTGTACTACAAGACGGTTGCTGGCGGTCTGACCACTGCGGGTAACGGCACCGCTTACGGTGGCGTGTACGATCTCATTCAGGACTCTGACGGTCGTTGGAGCGCGGAAAAGTTCCGTGGTCTGATGTTCCAGATTGAGCGTGAGTGCAATCAGATCGCCAAGGATACCCGTCGCGGTAAGGGCAACTTCATCATCTGCTCGGCAGATGTTGCTTCTGCCCTCGCAATGGGTGGCTTCCTGAACATCAGCCCCGCGCTGAATGTCAGCCTTGATGTTGATGACACTGGCAACACCTTTGCTGGTACCCTCAACGGTAAGATCAAGGTCTACATTGATCCGTATGTCGATGTTACGAGCGGCACCGCTCCCAACTTCGTCTGCGTTGGATATAAGGGAACCAGCCCGTATGACGCGGGTCTGTTCTACTGCCCCTATGTCCCGCTACAGATGATGCGTGCGGTTGATACCACGACCTTCCAGCCCAAGATGGCGTTCAAGACCCGCTACGGCATGGTTGCGAACCCCTTCGCAGAAGGTTCGGCTGCTGGTCTCGGTGCGCTCAATGCTCGTACCAATGTCTACTACCGCATCTTCCGTGTGGACAACCTCCACGGCGTTGCATCGTAATAGACTGCACTAAACCTTACGATGGGGGAGGGGGAAACCCCTCCCCTTTTCGTTTCTACATACTGTTATGGCAAACACCTTCACATTCACAGACATCCCGCAGGACATCAAGGATCGGTATCCCGAGCGCATCAACGCGATGCTGCCAACCTACTACAGGTTCAGCATATCGCGTCTGCCCAATACGATGTACTTCTGTCAGAGCGCATCCCTGCCCACCATCACAATGAGTGAGGTGCAGATGCCCAATCCGTTCATGCCAATCAAGGCTCCGTCCAAGATGGACTTTGACGAATTGAGTATTTCATTCATTGTGGACGAAGAAATGAAAAACTGGCTTGAGATATTCAACTGGATGCGCTCCTCCACCAATGTGGAGGACTACGAGGAGTTCCGTGGCACAAATACGCATACCTGTACGGCAAACCTTGTTATACTGAACAGCAAGAAGAATCCAAAAATAAATGTCACTTTTGAGGGGCTGTTCCCGCGAACGCTTGGTTCCATTGATTTCAGTTCCACAGTGATTGATCCTGAGCCATTTCAATGCACCGCCACATTCGCGTACCGAAACTACAATATTGAAACCATGTGATTCTTGGTTGACTGCCCTTCTCCGTGGTGTAGACTACGCTCACGGAGAAAAGTATGACCCTAGACGATATTCGCAAAGAACTACAGCGCGACATGGTGTTGGACGATGCGGCTCTTGACATTGAGTCGCTGAAGATTCCCCAACTCCACAGCAAGTACCTGAACTTCCTCATGGACGAGCGGTTGGCACTGCGGAAACTGGAAACAGACTACCGTGTGCTGCTCCGTGCCAAGTGGGAGTACTACACAGGCAAGATGTCGCAGGAAGAACTGACTGCGCGGGGATGGGAACCGTTTGCGCTGAAGATCCTGCGGAACGATCTTGACCTTTACCTTGACTCCGATGCTGATCTGATCAAGTTGAAGCAGAAGTCCGACTTCCAAAAAGAGAAGATTGCCCTGCTTGAGGAAGTCGTGAAGGAACTGAACACCCGCCATTGGAAGATCCGCAACGCCATTGAGTGGAGGCGATTCACCAATGGACAGTGATTTTCTACAGACAGACCCTGCTAATTGGTGGATTGACAAAATGTATCTGCAAACGGCTTTCGCGGCTGCACGACACAGTGTGGATCCGCGAACTCAAGTTGGAGCCGTTCTTGTTGTTCCTTCTGTGGGAGTATTGCTGTCTGCTTGGAATCATGTGCCACCACAATTACATTCGGTTGGCTATCCACGAACACCCGAAACGAAAAACTACTGCACAGAACACGCAGAACGAGCAGTAATATTCAAAGCATTGAAAAATGGACTGCGAACGGACGGACTGACCATGTATTGTACATGGGCTGCTTGTTCGGAATGCTCTCGCTGTATTATTGAGTTTGGGATAAAGCGAGTTGTTACTCTTTCTAGATTGGTTGATCGCACAGATGAACGGTGGAGTGATTCTATTCGCACTGGATTGGAAATGATGGAAGACGCAAGAATACAGGTTGTTGGATGGAATGGAACTCTCGGCACTAAATACAGTATACGATTTGGCGGATCCGAAATCACGGATGAGGACTTGAAGTAAATGTTTGACCTTGATGTGACCGAAGTTGATTCCGTGAATGTTCGTGTGAACTGCGACCGTGGCATCGCTCACGAACTGTCGGACTACTTCACATTCAAGGTGCCTGGCTACAAGTTCATGCCTGCATACCGTTCGCGCCTGTGGAACGGCGACATCAAACTGTATAACATCCATAGCCAACTCATATACGCTGGCTTGGTGGACTACATCAAGAAGTTCGCGGACGAGCGGCAGTACACGATCACCTTCCCTGCGAAGAACGAGATCAACATCACTCCCGATGCTGTAAGAAAATTTATGCAGGATTTCTTACAGGTTCATGTGGGTGGAAAGAAAGTGGACGCACACGAACACCAAGTGAATGCGGTTCACCATGCCATGCAGCAGGAGCGTTGCTTGCTCTTGTCTCCCACAGGCAGCGGAAAGAGCCTCATCATCTACGCGCTTTTGCGCTACTACTTGGACAAGATCCCATCGGACAAGAA